GCCTCGCCTAGATGCGCTGGCCGTGCATTGCTACAACGGCCTGGGCGATACGACTGAATGCAAGGAACTTGTCCGTTGGTATCTGCGGCAAGCTCAAACGTGGGGCGTTGCTGAGGTTTGGGTTACTGAATTTGGCTTCCAAGCTTGGAGAAGCGACGGCGACTTTGCATGGGGGCCAGGGCTGGCAGCGATGGATGATTTCATTCAATTTCTGAATGAGCAACCGGGCGTGACACGCTATGCCTGGTTCACCGCCCGCATGCGTGGCGATGAATGGTGGTCGTGGGGGCCAGACGCAACGACGGCGCTGTTTGATGATGGGGGCTTGACGCCCTTCGGGAAGCAGTATCGGGGGTATTGACTATGGCTGAATGTTCTCCTGTTGTCCCTACCAGTGGGCTTACACCTGCTGCGCACAAAGTCGCGTTGCGTCTCTCTCAGTTGCCAGATGGGAGAGCATACAAGTTCACATTGCTAAAGCAAGGCGACAAATGGGTGCTGTGGATTGAGGACGCAAAAGGATGGAAGTTGGAGGTGTGTAAATGAATGCCAACGAGGTGCCAGCGGGCCGAGAACTGGACGCGCTCATATCTGAACAAGTTATGGGTATCCCAGTTGTTTGCCATGATTGGCCGTGTGGCTATAGCCCAGACTGTGGCGAGTATGAAGCTGCAATGTTTGTCTTGAAACAGGATGGAAAATACATTTCAAATAGCGAATGGAACAACAGTCGAGGGCCTGTGGTTGCGGAATATCTTGATTTGGATTATGGCTGGCCGCCATACGAGGATGCAGGGATTTGCGGGGGGCTTATTGCACACGTAGAGCCTGTGCCCTTCTATTCCGCTGATATTGCGGCGGCGTGGCAAATTGTGGAGAAGTTGATTGCGAATGGCGCAACACCACAGATATACTTTTCCTTTGGTCAGTGGTGGGTGCGCTTGAGTGGCTTAGGAGCGGCGGTGGGAAGCGAGACCCTGCCGTTGGCCATCTGTCGTGCTGCCTTAGAAGCTGCGGGACAAGCAAATGAATGCAATTGATGTAGAACAAGGAAAAGTTCCTGATCCTCCGCCAGTCCCAGTCACGGCGCACATTCTGGACATGACTGGGTGGATTGAATGGTTCAACCCCCACAATGGCAGGCGGTATATTACTAGCATGATAGAGTTCTACAATGCTATTCAGCCAATTTGGTACGAGGTGCTCAATGACAACCTTGCATGATGCTTCCCTTGCCGATATTGCCCGTGAACTGCGCCGACGCGCTAAGCGCACTTGTTCTCACTGTGGCGGCAATGGCCTGAACCACGACGCTAACAGGGAGAGCACAGTGACGGCGAGTCTGGCGTGCTCTCATTGTGGGGGCAGTGGTTACGAGCTGTGGCCCGAACTAGAAGCGGCAGCAGAGCAAATAGAAGCGCTGATAACAAGCCCAATTTCAGTAGGGGGCTATTCATGGCCCTGTGAGCTTGATGACAGATTGCCTGATGACCAATGGAAGATCACGGCCCCAGTCACAGGCTGGCAGACAGCAGTCACAGGCTGGCAGACAGTAAGATTGTCGGTCACTGCTCATGTGCCTGAGCAAACAGTAGCTATTGACTAATTAGCCTTTTTCTGCTATACTAGACACCAAGACACAAATTGTGATATTGAGTGAAAACTAAATAATTGCTGGCAACCAAACCGGCAGGCGCGTGAAACGAAAGCTGCGACACACGGGCCATCTCTCTTTGGAGAGGTGGCCTTTTTGCATTTAGGAGGCTGAAATGCCCTGGGAAATTGTGGAGCGAGGAAAGGAAATCTGCGTTGTTCAAAAGGATAACAAGGAAGAAGTCATGTGCTATATCGGCGACGACGCAGAGGAGAAAGCCAAGCGCCTAGTGGCGGCGCTGTATGCCAATGAGCCAGAGGCGGCAGGCAAGGCAACTGGCAACGAGGAGAAGCCGCGCGTGTGTGAGTGCCTGAAATGCGGGCACACGGTCACGGTGAAGGCAGACGAGCATTGCGCCGACATAAAGTGCCCCGAATGTGGGGGTGAAATGCGCCGCAAGGAAAGGCCGGGGCCAGGCAAGGCTACTGACGGCGAGCGCGAAAAGGCGCGTGAGGCTCAGGAAGCGCGGGCCAAGAAATATGGCATCGCTGCCAAGAAAGGCAAGCCTATCACCAAGCCAAGTGAGTATGCCAATGTGCCCGATGCTTCATTCGGCGATCCTACGAATTACGCTTATCCGTGTGACGCTGAGCATGCCAAGGCCGCGCTTAGTTATTTTAACCAAGAAGGACAGCGCGAGGACGGCGGCTATACCTCCGAGGAGTGGGGCATCATTGGCAGGCGGCTTGCCAAGCTGCTGAGTAAGCACCTGGAGGCCAGCTACGAGTACCGTGACGGGAAGCTGGCGCACAAGGAAAAGAAGGAAAAGACATTTGACTTTGCCGTGAAAGCCCTGGGCGAAACCAAAGATGCTTGGATTGTCGGCGGCTACGGCATTGTGTGGGGCAATGAACAGCAGCGCGACTTATCGCCCTGGCCCAACAGGGATGGTACACGAGGCGAGTTCTTTACACCAAACACCGCCGCGCTTGATGACATCCCTATCAAGGCGATGACCTTTGAGCATGACAAGGATACTGATGAACAAGGGCAACCTATCAAAGAGGCGTTGGGCCATACTATCCTAGAGCGCGACGACCTGCGTGGCCGGTGGATTGAGGCACAGATTGAAAAGGGCCGGCGGTACGCCCAATATGTGATGGATTTGCTTGCTCAGGGCAAGTTATATTTGTCCAGTGAGACAGCCAGCCACTGGCGCGAGGTGGCAGACAATGGCGAAATCAAACGTTGGAGAACAGCGGGATACACATTCACCACGCATCCGATGGAACCACGAATTGGAGAGATTGCCGCCCTCAAGAGCTATTTTGCGGGCGCTAATTTAGACTTCCCTGACGACGATGACGGCGACGACGGCGAAGGCAGTGCGGGGGCACTGGGCCAAGATGCCGAAGTTGAAAAGGCGAAGGCTTTGGTAGAACTGGAACTTGAGTTAGTAGAGCTTGCACGGAGGTGACAAAATGAATGAGTGGGAAAAGCTATTTAAGCAAGCTGAAGAAAAACTGGTGGCGGCTAAGGCGCTGCTTGAGGGCGATGAGGTTGACATGGAGCAGGTCAATGCCCTGCGCGATGAAGCCAAGTCGCTGAGCGAGCGAGCCGAGGCGCTGAAAGCCACTGAGGAAGAATTGAAAGCTATGCGGGAGCCTGTGATGCCCGCCGACTTGCCGACTGAACCAGAGCAGGGCGGGGCGGAGGAGTTGACTCCTGAACAGCGGCAGGCCGAAACTGTCAAGGCAGTCTACGCTATCCGCTACGGCGACCCTGATGCTGCAATCAAGGCGGTGCTCACTGACCTGCACGGCCCGAACTTCGAGGCCAAGCGATGGGCGCAGTGGGGCGCATTCAACCGCTACATCCGCAACGTCAACCGCGAACCGACTGGTGAGGACTATGTACTGCTGAAAGAGGTCATCCTGACCCCCGACGCGGCTAAGGCAGCCATCATGAGCGGCTTGGACGTGAAGGTCATCAAGACCACGATGGTTGAGGCGGCTGATACTCTGGGTGGGTACGTTGTACCCGTTGATTTCCAGGCCCGTGTCATTGAGCGGCTGATGGGCATGACTGTTGTGCGTGGCCGTGCGTTCGTGATGAACACCTCGCGGGACAGCGTGGAAATCCCCGTTGCCACTGGTGGCGACTCGCAGTATACCAGCGCGGTGCGCGGGACGTGGGTTGACGAATCGCCGACTGCTGGTGGGGCTGCGACCAACCTGACCTTTGGCATGGAGAAAATCGCGGTCAACACCTACATGGCTGAGACGTTCCTGAGCCGGAATCTTATTGAGGATGCGGCCTTTGATTTGGCTAACTACTTGGCGATTAAGTTCGCTGAGGCGGCAGCCGTTGATGAGGATAACAGCTTCCTCGTGGGTGACGGTGTGGGCAAGCCTCAAGGGTTGTTGCCGGGGAGCGCGAATACCCTATCGCTCACCGCTGCGGCCAGCGGGAACGCTTCTACGCTGACCTGGGATGGCCTGATTGAACTTGCTTATTCCATTGATGCACAGTACCGCATGCGGGCGGCCTGGATCATGGAGAAGGCGAGCGCCAAGATCATCCGCAAGCTGAAGGACGGCGAAGGTCAGTACTTGTGGGAGCCCAACAACCAGGCAGGGCAACCCGCTGAACTCCTGGGCTTCCCAGTGTTGGAGCAGGAGATCATGCCGACCGTTGCAGCCGGCGCGTTCCCCATCCTCTTTGGTGACTTGCAGGGCTATAACATCGTTGACCGTGTGGGGATGACCGTTGAACGGTATCTTGACTCCGCGACTGCCCGCATCAATACTGTTTGCTACGTGATGAGGCGGCGATTGGGCGGCCAAGCGACAGAGACTTGGCGCTTTGCAGTCCAAGAAGTTAGCGCGAGCTAGTAGCAGCTAAAACGCAGGAGGTGCAAAAATGCGTCAGAATCTTTATGAGAACCTGTATATCAAACAACTGAACGTTGAGGACGCCATCACTGAATCCAACTATCCAGTCAGTGGAAGCTACATTGATGTGACCAACTTCACCCACTTTGCTTTTGTGATCTTGGCTGGCGGCTTGACCTCTGAGCTTACGTTTCAGGTCTATCAAGATACCAGCGCGACTGAGACGGCCAGCATCAAGGTTGTCACTGGCGCTACCGAGACTATCGCGGCAACTGGGGATGATAAGACCTACAGCATTGAGGTGGCAGTGGAGAACCTGGACATTGCTAACTCCTTCCGCTATGTCACTCTCACATCAACTGGCGCGGCTGGTAGCGATGACTATGGTGCGATCTTCTTCGTGGGCTGGAACGCTCGGCATCAGCCGGTGACGCAGCCCTCCACCTGCCCGGCGGCTAACACCACACGGGTAGCTGGATAACAGAACATCTAGTTGGCGGGGCGGGGCAGAGTTCCTCCTTTGCTCACCCTGCCCCGCCGTAGTTTAGGAGGTGCGACAAATGAATGGAAAACTACGAGTTTTGACTGCGCTCGCATTGGCTTTTGTGCTGCTAGGATTGGTGATGGCTGGATGCAAGCAAGCAGAAGAAGAGCCTGTGGCGCGTTCCTACCAATGTGATGTGTACATTGAACAAGGTTGTGCCAAGATGGTTGTTGCCGATGGCGGCGAGGTTGAGGTGCAGAGCGGCGGCACTCTTGACATCCAAAGCGGCGCAACAAGCAGCTTCGGCGGCGATTTGGCTGTGGAGGGATCCCTGAATTGGGTAACCGACATCGTTTCAAAAAGCGCAAGCTACACGCTTCTGGCATCTGAAAGCGGGGCGCTGGTCACTCAGCCAGGGGCATCGGCTGGAATGACCTTCACATTGCCAAGCGCGGCGGCGGGGCTTAACTATTGCTTCTATGTTCACGCTGGTCAAATTGTGACCATTGCAGTGGGAAGCGGCGACCTGATCCACCATCTAACCAACGCGGCGGACAACCGAATCAACAACGCTGGAACTTCTGGTGATTCGGTCTGTCTGACGGCGATAGATGCATATGCGTGGGTTCCGTCTCAGGAAATTGGAACTTGGGCAGACACAAACTAATGAGGTGTCATGCAAGTTTTCGCGTACTGCGCGGAACAGTTTGAAAAGTCTACCTCCAAGGCGGCTGGTGTGAAACCTATAACTTGTCCGCCAGTGAATGCAACGTCCTTCCAGCCCGCGTGGTTGGAGGGCAAGCGGTTACTCTATTTCGACTTGCATACTGGCCGCCCTGGAGCTGACTACTGGCTTGGTGACTTTGGCGTTATCGCGCTGACTGCCCAACAGGTGCGAGAGGCTGACTTGGGGGACGCTGTGGTCTTTGCCCTTAATTGCTATTTGGCAGACTCAGATTCACCTATGCTTGATG